CTGGCCTATCAGGAAATGCTCAAGGGTCTCGAACTCAAGCGCGATATCGAGAGCATTCTGCTGACCAACCAGGCCAAGGCGGCAGGCAACACCAGCACGCCGCGACGCACTGCGTCGGTACTGTCCTGGATCGCCGTCAATACGTCGAGGAGCACGACTGGCGGTGCCGCCGATCCGTCCGCGGCAGACGGCACGTCGATCCGAACCGACGGCACGCAGATTGCGTTCACTGAAGCGCGGCTGAAATCAGTGCTGTCGCCGATTTGGGCAGCCGGCGGCAGGCCGGGAGTCATCTTCACCGGCGCCTTCAACAAGCAGGTGTTCTCGACCTTCACCGGCCGGTCAACGGCCGTCGAAGAAGCAAAGTCGAAGAAGATCGTGGCCTCGGTCGATGCTTACGAATCTGATTTCGGCAAGCTCAAGGTGGTCGCCAACCGCTTCCAGCGCCCACGCGACGTTCTGGTGCTCGAAATGGAAAAATGGGCGGTGGCGTATCTCAACGGGCGCAACATGACCTCGATCCCGCTGGCCAAAACGGGCGACTCCGATCGCCGCCAGATTCTGGCGGAATACGCACTTGTCGCGCGTAACGCGAAAGCCTCCGGCGGCGTGTTCGACAACACCACGACCTGACGCTTCGGCTGTCCGTTTCGTCAAAATGCATGAACCCGAGAACCGCCGGTTCGGGCTGGCCCTTTGCGGGCCGGTCCGGATCGGCGGGCGTATCGCAAAATCCTTGGAGATTTGAGAAATGCCGCTTCCTGGCAATCGTACACTCAACACCACAGACCTGACGGCCTATACGCCGTCGTGTGGCACGTCGCCCATTGCTGCCTATGTCCGCGTGCCGTTTCGCTGCCGATTGCTGAAGGCGGCCGGTATCCTCGGCGGCGCGATCACGACGGCGGACGGCACTATCGCCGTCGCGGCGAATGCCGTTCAGTTCACCACGTTCACTGTGACGCAAGCGGGCTCCGCGGCCGGCCAGTTGTTCTCGGTCACGCCGCCGTCGCCCACCTACCTCAATGAGGACGACGTCATCGTGCTGACGCCATCCGGCGCATCGGGTGCGGCGGTACCGATGCACTTCTCGATTGCCGTGAGGGCTGCCTGATGTCGTTCTTTCCCAAGCATCATGCTTCCCGTGTCGGCGCCAGCCAGACCATCGCCTACGACGCCAGTGTCGGAATAGCCAACGCGTTCAGCTCGGGGACCTACCAGCTGCGCCTGGCTGCAAACTCGGCCTGTCATTACCGGATCGGCGATGGCGTGCAGACCGCGACGACTGCCGATACCTTTCTGCCGGCGAACGTGATCGAATACGTCATTGTCAGTCCGGGCCAACGGATTTCGGCGATCAAGGCCGCCACCAACGGGCAGGTTACCGCGACCGCGGGAACGCTCTGGGTCACGGAGATGTCCTGATGGACGGCGTGTTGGTGCGGCCGCATCTCGATGGCAACGGCAAGGACCTTGCGATCGAGCACATCCAGGATGTCGAGCCGATCCTGCACTGGAACAGGCAGGCCAGGCGTGAGGAGCAACCCAGCGATTGGGGGCGCCATGTCGCGCGCATTCCCAACGTCGTCTATGTGAAATGGCTCGATGAGGAGCATGCGAAAGGCAACACCGGCGTGCGGATGTTCACGCCGGAGTTCGACCTGATCGTGCAGCGAAAGCTCGAAGATCCGGAGTGGGCCTATTTGCGCACCGACAGGCCGAAACTGCAGGCCGGCTGGTCAGCGAGGCTGCCATGACGCAAATCGTGGACTATGCATCGCTGCAATCGGCGGTGACCGAGTATCTCGCCCGCGACCAGGACGCGACGCTGATTTCACGGATTCCGACCTTCATCCAGTTGGCGGAAGCGAAATTCAATCGGCAACTGTTCGTCCGGCAGATGGAGCAGCGTGCCACCGCGATCGTCAACCTCGGCTCCAGCGAACCGGAATTCATCTCGCTGCCGGCCGATTTTCAGTCGATGCGGCGCGTACGGTTGTCGAGTGTCGCGGGAAAGCCCTGTCTTTCCTTCAAATCGGGTACGCAACTCGACGAGTACCGGTTCGGAATCTCCGACATTGCGGGACAGCCTCGATATTTTACCGTGTTCGGAGACGAGATCGAACTCGCGCCGACGCCGGGCGCTGCCTACACCGTCGACATGGTATACCGCCGGAACATCCCACCGCTTGCGGCCAACGATCCGAACTGGCTGCTGACGCTCGCGCCGGATCTCTATCTCTACGGCGCATTGCTGGAGTCCGCGCCGTATATCAAGGAAGACGGCCGGATCCAGACCTGGGGGCTCGGCTTCTCCGGCGCGCTGAACGAACTCAACAATCTCGGACTGACGTCGACCTTCAATGCCGGCCCGATGGCGGTTCACGTTTCCGGCCAGGTCATTTAGGGAGTTCACGCCGATGGCTGCGTTCAACAAATTCAATTGCTTCGTGCTCGACGTCGCGAACGCTTTGCACGACATGAAAACCGGTACGTCGCATGTGTACAGGATTTACCTGACCAATACGCTGCCGGTGGCGACAAACACGGTTTACAACACGCCGGCCGATCTCGCGACCGCGAATGGTTATACCGCAGGCGGGGTCAGCGTGGGCACCATTACCGGTGCGCAGACGTCGGGCACGTTCAAGTTTACGGGCGGAAGTGATCCCGCATGGACGGCGTCCGGCGCATCGATCGGTCCGTTTCAGTATGCGGTGCTCTATAACTTCACGTCCCCGACAAAGCCGCTGATCGGCTGGTGGGACTACGGTACGGCGATCACCTTGACCAACGGCAACACGTTCACGGTCGACATCGACCAGACGAACGGCATCTTGACGATTACCTGACATGGCAGCTTTTCTCAACGTGTGCCGTTTTAACCCGACGGCCGGTGGCACCACGGACTGGACCTATTCGTCGGCCGTCACCGGCTATCAAAGCCCGGCGGCGGCGAATGTCGTCAACGGCAGGCTCTACAAATACCGTGCCGAGAGTATCGATCTCAGCCAATGGGAGCTGGGCGAGGGGGCGTACAATACCAGCAGCGGCGTTCTGGCCCGCACCACCGTGCTGTCCAACTCGTCCGGCACCACGTCGAAGATCAATTTCGCGACCGTGCCGCAGGTCGCCATTGTGGCACTCAAGGAAGATCTGATTTCGATCGAGGAAGCAAATGGCTTCACAGCTGTGCAGCGAAGTCAGGCGCGAGCGAACATCAGTGCGCCGTTGAATGGTCATCTGTTTGGGCTCACCCTGTCCGCGGCCGGCGGCACCGGGACGTTTGGCATCGCCGCTGGCGAATGCGCTGACAGCACTGCGGCCGACCTGATGGTTCTCGCTTCGGCCTACACCAAGACTACGGGCAATTGGGCTGTCGGCTCCGGTAATGGCGGTGTGGTCTCCGGCGCGCTCGCCGGAAACACGTGGTATCACGTCTGGGTCATCAAGCGTCCGGATACAGGGGTGGTCGATGTCATCTGCGATCTAGCTTCAAGCGCGACGCCCGCGCTGCCGACAAACTACACAATCTTTCGTCGCATCGGCTCGATGAAGACCAATGGTTCCAGCCAGTGGATAAAGTTCGCTCAAGTCGGAGACGAGTTCATTTGGGACGCCCCGGCTGTCGATGCGAACAACACAACGCAGTCGACCGCGGCTGTTCTCTACACGCTTTCGGTGCCGCCGGGCGTGAAGATCATGGCTCATATTCGGGGGTACTTCTGTTCGGGCAGCAGTGCTTCGTTCATCCTGATTTCGTCGCCGGATGAGGCGTCAACTACGCCGACATCGCCGGCTGGCAACGCAACCATGACGAATATGTCAACCACGACCGCACAAGCCTATACGACCTACGTTATGACGAACACGAGCGGCCAGATTAGGGCCATAGCTACGGTGCTTCTGAACTTGAGCTTTGCCATCGCAACCCACGGCTGGACAGACCGGCGCGGGCGGGACGGGTAGCAAATGTCCCTTCTCGGATTTGACGCGCTCGGTCGCCTTGCGCTCGGGCAGCTCTACCGCGTTGGGGCTTCCAACACCGTGCTGACGGCGGCGCCAAGCGCTTACGCAGTTACGGGACAGGCCGCCGCTTTCAAGGCTGCACAAGCCAGCGGCGTAGCCGCGTTCGCGACGGCAGGCAGCGCGGCGCTCCTTCGAGCGGGTTTCGCTGCCTCGCCGGGCGCCTCCCTGGTGGCCGGCGTAGCTGTGACATTTCCGGTGCGGCTCTTGGCCAACGCCGGTGGCCATTCCATTGCTGCCAACCCCGCAACGTTTACCGGCAAAATGTTGTCGTCGGTCGCGAGCTTCTCGATCTCGGGACAGAACGCGCGGTTCGGACCGTCGATCGGTTTGAGTGCAGCAGCCTACGCAGTCGCTGGATCTGACGCTGGTTATGCACGTGACTTCGAGGCCTGGTTTCCCAGGCCGTTCGATACCGATGACTGGACGACCGGTACGAGTGAAAGCGAAGCCTGGACGAAGAAAGTGCCGGCGCCGGAAACATGGCCCACGCAGACAACGCAGCCCGTGTCCTGGGCGCCGGCAGACAAGCAATCCGAGAACTGGACAACCGAATAATGCCGCTCATTCCATTCGGCGAGTATCGCCCCGATGTCAGCGACTACGAAGGCCAGGCCACCAGGAACGTCCGTAACGTTATTCCGCGCGGTGACGGCTATGGCCCGTTCCCAGGCCTGTCGACTTACACATCGGCGCTGCCGTCTGCCTGCCGTGGCGCGTTCTACGCGCTAAGATTCGACGGATCGGTCGTCACGTTTGCGGGTACGTCGGCGGAATTGGGATCAAAACTCTACAAGCTCGATAACACCAACTACATTTGGACCGATGTTTCGTTGGGAGCCGGAACCTATTCGACGTTGACGGCTACGGCGCAATGGCAGTTTGCGCAATTCGGAAACCTGGTGTTCGCTACCCAGGCCAACGCAACCTTGCAGGTGTTCGATCTGTCTTCCTCGTCGGAGTTTGCAAATTGCGCCGGCTCGCCGCCGCAGGCCGCTTATGTATCCGTCGTGGGCAGGTTTCTCGTTCTGTCCGGCCTGCTCTCCTTTCCTTACCGGATTCAATGGTCCGGATTGAATGCGACCACGACATGGGACAGTGGCGTGAATTCTAGCGACTACCAGGACTTTCCCGATGGCGGTATCGTCCGTGGCGTAGCAGGTGGCGAATACGGGATCGTGTTTCAGGATCAGGCGATCCGGCGCATGTCCTACGTGCCCGGCTCGCCGTTGATTTTTCAGATCGACCGCATCACGCAGGACAAAGGCCTGTTCGCGCCATACTCGATCATTCGGGCGGGTGAGCGCATTTTCTTTTATGCCGGCCAGGGCTTTCACAAGATCGAACCCGGCGGCGTGCCCGAGCAGATCGGCCGGGAGAAGGTCGATCGCACGTTCCTTGCCGATCTCGACAAGGGTAATTTGCAGCTATTCATCGGCGCCGCCGATCCGCGAAGCACGCGGGTGTACTGGGCGTACAAGTCCGTGTCCGGCGCCGTCGGAACCGCCTACGACAAGCTGCTCGGCTACGACTTCCTGCTCGACCGCTTCTTTCCGGTGTCGGTAACGGGCGAGTATCTGCTGGGCATTTCGCAAACGGGACTCACGCTGGAAAAGCTCGACAGCATTTCCTTGTCGTTGGACGCGCTGACATTGAGCCTGGACGCCTACGCGACGGCGGTGCAGCCGGAGATCGGTCAATTCAACGGCTCGCACGCCCTCGGCTTCTTCCGGGGCGCCAACCTGGAAGCGATCATCGAAAGCGCCGAACAGGGCACGGACGAGAACCGCA